CGAAGATTTGAAAGTTCAGTTTCGGCTGCTTGAGCGCGACCTCGATACTTCTTACTCTCCGCGATCAGATTACCAACTTCGAGTTGCTGTTGGTTCTGTTCTGCTGTTTGATCTGGACCTACAGGATCAACTGTTGATTCAGGCACTGGCTGTGCAACTGGTATTTGTTCTTCGGACATACTGCCCTCCTATATGTTTAACTTTACGCGTGTCTTGCTCATACGTGATAGGTTCTTGCCAATTGTATTGGCGAAGTCTTTTACGACACCTACTTCAACATCGTCACCCAATTGTTGATTTTCAGCTATGGAACGTTTTGGCATTTTTTCTTTACCTTCATTATGATTAAATAACTTTGTTCCTTGCTTGTTTTTCTTGATGCCATATAAATATTGTATTTCTTGATTCTTTTTAACTTTGGTGCGATGGACATTAAATGCATTTAGCATTTTACCAGATAGTTTTAAGTTTACATTGCTAGCATTTACTTTTTTTCTTGCTGCGTAACTTTTTGAATATGGTGCATAGCTACCAAATTTCTTACCTTCAAAATCTTTACCATCTAAAATCTGTTTCTTATGCCTTCTCACAGTATTCTGCGCCATTTTCTTCACATCAGATTCACTAAACTTTAGTATCTCTTGCAGTTTAAACATCTACAGGACTCCAGTAATGCCTGCAACGCACTCCACCACCATGCTCATATGCATCTGGTTTGACTTGTCGTATCTCAGACTTGGTTAATGGTCCACTTGCTAAAAATGTTCTGCATATCGGTCTAGTTTTCTCATCATCTGGACCAAGATACTCGTATTCAGTGTCTTCTGGTAAACCCATAGCCATTGTAGCTATCACAGAACGCCTATAATCACCTATTAGCGTGCCGATTATGTTTTCAGACCGAGGTACATTCGTCTTAATAGAAGTACGCATCAAATCCTTTAATTGTTCACCTTTTAATCCACTAGAAACACCTGAAACCATTGCGCTCTGCATTGAATTAAACACCTGCCTGCTAACTCCTTCTATACCTTGCCTTGATAAATTTTGGATAGCCAAGAGTTGTACCTCGCTTGGATTCCCAAAAAACGGCAAATCGCTAAGAATATCTTCTGTTGTAGCCATGAAGGAGTTGATTGCGGTAGAGAAGCGTAACTCCTCAATAAAATAGGTCGAGAAGTCAATCGCAGCGACAAATGCCAATATTTCAATACTAGAATAACCTTCATTTTCAAGGCTTTCCACATCTTCTGTAAAATCGTTGATGCTATCATCGATACTGCTTTCATATGAGCTAACTGTTTGGTCTATTGTTGGCATTTAAGATATTGAGTAGTCTATTTTGTGGTGCAGGTTCTTCTGCTTGAGCTTGTTGTTCTTCAAATCTTGCTATATCTTCTGGTCCAGCATCTGGATTGTGATATTGAAACCAGTCAATAGGACTTGCTAACTTACGATCAAATCTCCAACTCCATAGCATAATCTCTGCTTCTGGCGTGAGTGCGTAATTAGGTTCAAGAAAATCAACACTATACTCGTCACCTACGTTGATATTTGCTTCTACTTCTATAATCTTTTTGTCTACCTTATATCTACGTTGCTCCCAAGGCCTCCATGTATCCTCAGTCATTGCGGATCGTTCATCGACATTTTCAGCTTCCACTATCGTTAAACTTGCTGCCGATGGTGCGTTGCCTGAGTCATCTCTGGCGTATTTTGCGCGAATGTGATTGTTGTTTAATGTGGTTTCCACTAGAAATCTTGTACTATCGATAATCTGATTGAGGTTGCCACCGCTTGAGGTAACACCAAAGTTTGCTTGCTCTGGTAAATATAAGATTTTGTCAGTTCCAATCGTAATGCGACTTGGATCATCTACACCGCTAATAAATTTTATTCCAAGACAACCATAGCGTATCGCTAAATTTAATTCTAAGAGTGCCACATTCACTGCTAAATCTGTTTTGACTACATCCAATGCGTTACCTACGTGATAATCTCTGATTGGTGGGTAGCGATGACAAAATGTTACTGGAAGGACACCATATGGATTAATATCTGATTCGTTAACGCTAATCACCTTACCTTCTTCATCCACTAAGAAATGTCTTCCTGGTACACCATATCTTTCTTCGGTCCATACTGCGTTCACCACATCCGAGGATCTGGCGTTGCCTTGGTTCTCGATTGGGTACATAACGCCAATAGGCTTCTCTCTGCTATCACCAGCTAAGAAAAGTGGTGTAAAATGTGATAAGATCTCGTATTCCACCTTTTGATCTACTTCGTTCCATTTGCTTCTGAATGCCATAGTACCCAAAAGAAATGTCAAACGCTCCAAGATTCTGCGCTGCGCGTTAAGGCCATGCTTGTCAATTGCGTTTAGATATGCTTCACTAGCACGTAATCGCGGTGGACGTTTATAGGTCATACTGCGCAGGCTACAATCGCGGCGTGTTAAATTATTCTCTGGAATGACTGTCTGGCGCAGAGTTTCAGGACCAAAATAATCACTCACGTAGTTTTCTAAATTGATACCTTCATAGAAGTCCATCAAGTAATCACGCTCACGAGTGCGCTCATCCTCGATATATTTTAATTGTTCTTTTAGTGCGCCTACTAATGCGCCTTCTGATTGATCTTGGATAATTAGCATATTCTACCTTTAAAAGAAATCGATGACACCAGCGTGTCGGTTTTTCATTGGGAACAAATTAGTAAGTAAAAATCTTAAAGCATCGCAGTGATGGTCAAACTTACCATCCTTTTTAGGTTCATGGCGCAGTGTTTGATCTTCACGATGCTCTGGATAATGATAATTTTCGTAGGCTTCAATACTTGCCTTACATTTGGGATTGATAAAAAAGTGAGGATCGCCATTGGCATCCTCAAACCACCTGCGTACATGCGATACTCCAGATACTACATTTCTGGTTACTGCATCACGTTTTATCTTTACGTTTAGGCCATGTTGCTTAAAAACGGCTATATCACTGATTCCTGATTGCAAATTTGTGCCAGATCCTGCTGGATCACCCCATATACCAGTAAATTCGTAGCCAAGTGAGTTAATTTTACGTGCAAACTCCTCTGTACGCGTGTTTTGCAGGTTGACTTCGTCAATCTGGTGTATTTCAGCAAAGTTTTTCTCACGTTTGTGCAACTGAATGATAATCGCTGCCGCATGCCTGAACCCAAAATCCAAACCCATATATACAGGCTTCGATGGATCGTAGGTTACATCCTCACGTATCTGCTTTTCTCTGTCTAGTGGATATACCTTGCCCTGGTAGGACTGAAACTCGCAAAGAAACTCTTGACGATAGGTTTCTTTGGTGAGTGTGCGTTTGAGTTCTTCTATATCATCCTTAAAATATGGGGATAGTGTAGATGGGAATCTCCACGATTCCCAGTCAGGAAACTCAGGATTCTTGCCAAAATTATTGTACAGAGAATGTAAATAGTTAAATCCGCGCGGTGTACTAATAAACAAACACCAACCTTGGCGATCTGCTAGTGTAGGTCTTAGATACATCTCGTATGTATTACGTGGGATAAGTGCTGCTTCATCTATTATTAAATAATCAATGCTTGTATATATTCTGATTGACCTCTCGGTCAACCATCTCCTATTAAGCTATCGACTGCATCAGCCGATTTTATAACTATTTCACTATTTAAGCCTGCGAGCTTCATATAGTATAAATCGCCAGAAATCTCTTTCTTGCTTTCTATTGGCAGTTTCAACTCAGTAATAACAATGCGTTTTACCTCACGTGCAATCTTATTTGCCAGTGAGTAGTTTGGTCCTACAATCCAACCACGTGTGTTGGGAGTGAGCAGCCAAGGCATGATCTCATGCGCTGCCATGTAGGATTTTCCACTGCGTCTTCCCATAAGAAGAACGCGATACCTAGCTTTACTGTTATGAACGGCCAACTGCTGTGGAGTCGGTTGGTATCCCAAAATCCTCCATAGCTTTTGCTTGTTCAGTATTGACTTTATCAATCGGATTATCCTCGAAACCGCACTCTTTTAGCACTGTTTCTAAATTACCTGTCATATCTACGGCGGTTTTATCTGTCATACCAAGATAATTCTTGGCCATGAAGATTTGCATAGCAATTGAGTTGTTTTCCATTGCGCTAACCCACATGGATCTGCGCAGTTTGAATTTCATCTCTTCTTTACCAGCTTCTACCTTTGCTTTGAAGTGTTTGCGTATTGTACCTTCAGACACTTCAAAGTATTTGCCGATTTCGATGTAGTTGCAGCCAAAACTAGCAAGCATTTTTACCTTTTCAGGATCTATTGTCTTTGTTTTTTTATCCATCTTCCTTATTAGAGCTTTCGATGACAGTTTTTATTTTCATTAATGTCCTGCGCCAGTATTCTTTGACTGAGGACTCGGTTATGTCCATTTCCTTTGCAATATCTACAAACGTATGGCCACGTATTCGCTCTTTAAAGACTCGTAGCTCCTGTGGAGACATACGATCATAGAACTGATGCGCTGCGAGTTGTAGATGGCGCAGGGATGGTTCGATCAAACCACTTCGGAAAACTAAAATCATAGTGTGGTAGTAATCTGCGCGGTCGATAGCATGAAGCCACTTGTCAGTGTTGTCATCTGTTAGGTTACTCCAGACTTCTTCCATAGTGGAATTTACGCAGGGGTGTTGACAAAAACGAAGAGGAAAATTTTAAGACGCGATAAGTAGCAAAAATCGAGTTTTGCCTTGGTGTTCCCAAGTCTATTATACATAATGTTTATTATGCGCATATCAAGAATTCTGTAACTTCAACAATATCAACACATAATATTTTACGTAATAATTAAATAATAATATTATGCCTAATTGGCATTGTGCGCCGCTTTCCTTTTTGTTTTTGGTTTGACTCAATATTTTTATTTAAGCAAGTGTTGACAAGTATTAATAATATTAGTATACTTTAGAGCGGAATGAGAGCCGCAGAGAGTAATTAAAACAAATAAAAGAGAGAGTAATAAAATGAAAGATTTAATTCATATTTTTATTATAGTGCAAATATTTGCATTTACTACAATTCAAATACCGATAGTATTTATTTTTATTACTGTATTAAATATAATGCAGTTTATTAGATTTTTTAAAAGAGAGATCAAACAACAAAAAGAGAGAGGTTAAATAATGGAATATTTAAGAGCATTTGAATTAAAACTATTAGCACCAACCAACCACCGCGGAACACGTTTAAAAATAACTGATTTACGCGCAACCAATGCAGATAACACATTATACAAATCAATCATATTAAATTATGATTATAGCTGTAATACTACTACAGATCAAGCGTTGCAATATTTTAAAAAAATAGGAATTAAAATAAATCATCTGATTTGGGATTCTAAAAAAGATCAATTTATTTTAACAACTAATGATTTTATAACACAATTAAAAAAAGAGAGAGGTTAAAAAATGAGTAATTACTTAACAAACACTAACAGCAAAATAAAAAAGACCGCACAAATTAACGGCGTGCGCTTATATGAGTTTAATTTACCAGCAGTTTCAAGCTGTCCATTTGCGGACAGTTGCAAAGCTATTTGTTATGCTGATAAAGGGACGTTCAAATTCCCAAACGTACAGGCAAAATATTTTGCAAACTATGAACTAACAAAAGATATTAATTTATTTATTGAATCAATCCAAAGTGAATTAATAAAAAAACGTGTTGAATTTGTGCGCATTCATTCGAGCGGCGATTTTTACAGCCTTAAATATTTGCGTTCCTGGTTAACTATAGCCGTAAATAATCCGCATATTGTTTTTTATGGATATACAAAAAGCGTACCGTTTTTTAAGTCTGTAACATTACCGCCTAATTTTATTTTTTGCTTTTCTACTGGTGGTAAAATGGATCACTTAATACAAGATAATGATAAAAAAGCGGTGATTTTTGATAATAAAGAGGACCTAAAAAAAGCGCGTTTTATTGATTGCAGCGTAAATGATATGAAAATGATTGCAACTAATAGAATCGGATTAATTAAACACTAAACAAAAAAGAGAGTAAAATAATGATAAAAGCAAAAACAAAAGCACAAAAACAACAAGATCAAACTAAACTGGACCAGGCCGCGCATAAATGCGC